TCTTTGCGAGCTCAAGCTCCATTTACGGCAAATGTGCGGACGGCGCGCGCGTTGAAACGATGGATCCGGTTGGTTGGCAAAAGAATCCCTATGGCGCATCTAAGTACATGAACGAGGTGCAGGCCCTCGCTTGGGCTGCGGCCTTTGGGTTAGAGGTCATAGGCCTAAGGTACTTCAATGTCTTTGGGCCCTTTCAGCGGGCTGATTCTGAATACGCGGCCGTCATTCCAAAATGGATTCGGGCTGTCAGATCTGGCGAGCCTATGGTCATTCAAGGGACTGGAAAACAAAAGCGCGACTTCACTTATGTGGATAACGTGGTTGATGCGAACATGCTTGCAGCCCATGCACCGAGTAGTGCCGCGAACAGCTGTTACAATATCGGTTGTGGCCAGAGCGTCTCCCTCCTCGATCTTCAGCGTGAAATTACGGTTCATGCGGCGGTCAGAGGGATAAAGAGCCCATGGGTTGAGATGGTTCGCGCGCGTGAGAATGATATCGCTGACGCCTATGCGGACATCAACCTTGCAAGAACCTATTTGAATTACGAGCCAAAAGTAGATTGGAAGAGGGGCATTAAGCACACATGCGAATTGCTGTTGAGCGAATCAAACTTACTGATGGAAGCGTAGTCCTTATCGACTCCGAGGATCTCGAAACGGTAAGCGGATACAAGTGGTATCTTTATAAGGCTCGTGGTCGTCGATATGTTATTGCAAATACATATGTGGATGGCCGGAGGACCACAATAAAAATGCATCGCCTGATAGCAAGGGCTCCTGCTAAACTCACCGTCGACCACATTGATCGTGACACGTTAAACAATTCAAAGAGCAATCTTCGAATTTGCTCCATCAAAAACAACTGTAGGAACAGCGGATCGCGCAGGGGAGCAAAGTCCAGTTTTAAAGGCGTGTATGTGCGAAGAGGTGGTTTTGAGGCCAGCATCAGAGTCAACTACCGCTCTGTCTACTTGGGTTTCTATCGAAACGAATTATCAGCAGCCCAAGCATATGACCGTGCTGCAAAAAAATATTTTCGCAACTACGCAGGCCTCAATTTTCCGGAGGCAAGATGCGGATAGCTGTTGTCGGAAACGGAATTGTTGGCGGAGCCTTAAGGCTTTGGTTTGAAACCCATTTGCCCGAAGTCTCAATCGGCATATGGGATCCGCCTCAAGGGAAGAAAGATCCAATCGACGAGTCGGTTGAGGTCGCCTTCATTTCGGTTCCCGTTCCAACAAAAGGCTTTAAGCAGGACTTAACCATCCTCCACTCAGCCATTCAGGCCTCAATGCTCGCAAAGTACATTGTGATCAGATCAAGCGTCGTACCTGGCACCTGCGACACACTCTCTAGTATCTACGGCCGAGCCATCATGGCCATGCCTGAGTTTTTGACCGAGCGAACCGCTTTCCAAGATTTCTGCAGTCAAGACGTGATCATTGGTTATCCCGATCAGTTTAAAGTGGACGCAAATTGGTGGGTTCCGTTCGTATCCATATTCGGAAATCTCAAGCGCATTCGCTGGGCATCGGCCATGGAGTGTGAGCTTGCGAAATACGCCCATAACTCTTTTGGGGCGTTCAAGGTCACCTACTTCAATATGGTCTATCACTTATGCACTGAGCACGGCCTTGAGTTTGAACGCGTGAGAGAAATGGTGCTGGCATCTGGCTACATCAATGAAACCCACACCCTTGTCCCGGGCCCGGACGGCCGCCTCGGTTATGGCGGCAAATGCTTTCCAAAGGATCTCTCGGCCTTTATTGGTTTTGTAAACGACAACCCGGCACACGTCTTATTAAAGGATGTGCTATGCCTGAATCGCCTTTATAGAGGCCCTGATCCTGAGATTGAATTGAAAAATACCCCCACACGAGAACCAAATTTAACCAATCAGGAGGTTTCAGGTGGAGGATAAGGCCATTGAATTTACGGTCACGGATCAGCCGACATTAAAAGAACTCGAGCGCCGCTACTTTGTGGCGGTCATGAAGGTGGTTGATCACGACATCGCCAAAGCCGCTCAGATCCTAGGTCTTACGCGCTCAGGGGTTTACTCTAAGATTCGAACGCATAAGATCGAGCACAATTTTAAGCGCCCGCAGATGGTTGCGAAGTATCGAAATGGTACAGCCACTGAAATAGGCAGCGATTCACGCCGATACAGTTCCCCTGAAGGGGTTCCAAGTGCCGGCGTTCAAACGAAACAGGGACCGGAAAAGTCCGTCTAAAATCTCCCGAGAAATCGTGGAGAAGATCTGCGATGCTCTAAGGCGCGGTTGGTATATCGAAACGGCCGCGGCCTACGCTGACATCTCAAAAGTCACCCTCTATGAATGGATGAAAAAGGGCAACAAAGAGAAGTCTGGTCCATACGCTGAGTTCCTTAAAAAAATTGAAATCGCAGCGGAGCAAGGCGAGGGAAAGCTTTGCGAGCAAATCGAAAGCGCCGCTGACTCTGATTGGCGAGCTGCCGCCTGGATGCTTGAGAGAAAAAACGCCAAACGCTGGGGAAAAAAGGAAACGATCAAACTCGAGGATCAGCACACCAAGGAATCAAACTTCGACATTGGAACCGTGAACCAGATTATTGCGACGGAGCTCGATCAGCTTGAAGAAAAAGACCGCTGGGACGACTAATGGACCCAAGGCTCAAGGATTGGCGCTGGCGCTGCAATAACCTCTATCGCATCGTCGACAAAAACGGAAAACTCGTTCGCTTCAAAGAGAACTGGATTCAAAAGCGGATCAACGAAAACCGCTCGCGAAGAAAGATGATTCTTAAGTACCGCCAGGGCGGCGTCACCACGGGCGAAGCGAAAAAACAGCTCGACTTCGTGAGCTTTGGCCGAAACAGAACCGCCTGTATTATGGCCGACTGTGACGAAAACCTCGACAAGGTATTCGGTAAGGTCAAGCAGCTCTACCAGTTTATGCACCCGACATTTAAGCCTCGCCTTGACCGTGGCGGCGGATCTTCGACCGAGCTTAGATTCCCGGACATCAACGGAAAGTTTTATTGCGCGCTCCAGGTTCGCGGCGACACCGTACACTGGCTTCACATATCTGAAGCCGCTTTCTGTAAGCCCGATCGGGTCAGAGCTGCACTTGAGACCGTGCCACCCAAAGGGATCGTGACCTTTGAGTCAACGCCGAATGGCCTTGGCAACCACTTCTATAAAAGGTGGATTGGAAAGTCAGACGAGCTCGCAAAACTTTTCTTCCCTTGGTTTTTTAACCCTGAGTACGTCAAGGATGGCGCGCGGATTCGGGACATAACCGTTGAGGAGAAAAAGTTCATTGCCGCCGTCAAGGCCAAGCACGGGATCGATATATCGAAAGATCAGCTCGCCTTTAGGAGATCAAAACAAGAAGACCAACAAGAGCTCTTCCTTCAGGAGTACCCGGAAGATGACATAACTTGCTTCCTGTCCTCTGGTGGCTCCGCCCTTGATTTGGACCGCGTCAAACGGATGCTCGACCGAGCGCCTGAGCCGATTGAGGACACCGGTGAGCTTAAAATTTGGAAGCCCTACGATTCCTCGCGCGTGTACGCGTGCGGGGCCGACACCGCCGAAGGTGTTGGGCGGGATTTCTCGGTGGGCACCATTTTCGATGTTGAGACCATGGAGGACGTGGCCCAGATTCGCTCGAATAAATGGCGGCCGCGGGAGTTTGCGCACAAACTTAACGAACTGTGCAAGCGGTATACAAAACACGGGAGACTCTGGCCGCTTCTTGGCGTCGAGCGCAACAATCATGGCCACGCCGTTCTGCTCGAGCTTGAGGAACATCTCGACTATCCAAACCTTTATTACTTCAAGGAAAATGAGAACGAGAAACTCGCCGGATGGAAGACGGACTCGATTACTCGCCCGATCATGGTTGACGCATTTATAGACGGTGTCGAGAACGGGACCGCCACAATCAACTCGAGAGAGACTTTGGCCGAATGTTTAACCCTGATCGACAATAACGGTAAGATTGAGGCCGAGGAGGGTGAAAATGACGACTGTGTTATCAGTTCGGCCATTGGCATCCAAATGTGCATTAAGGCCAGGGGTTCGGTCGGCCTATATGATGACCTTCAAAACAAAATTCTTCTTGGGTGAGCGGCGTGAGCACTAAGGATTCAAAAAAAACAAAAAAAGATCCGGCTTTAAAGAACCCTGTGCTGAGCGAGTCCTTGGCACGTGAATTCTGGAAGAACCAAATCAGAATCGCGAATCCCGCTAAAGAAAAGAAGGGTGATCACAATGGCTGATCGTGACGCCAGACCAGAGGCTGAGGAGAGCTTAAACCCGATTCGGGACCTTTATTTCGGCACAGCGGAGAGATCGGTAACCGACTCGCCCTACGTTCCCGAAACCATGATGAAGCCCTATAACACCGACGAGCTCTATCGGCGCACGGGCGATTACAGAATTTATGAAGAAATGGTGAACGACGACCAGGCGTCGGTCTGCATGCAGCTAAAAAAGGACCTCGTGGTCGGTTGTGGTTGGACGATCGTCACCGAAAAGGGCGGTGAGAAGTCTATTGCGGACGACATTTACCAGCGCCTTGAGGAAGATTCTGAGGGCACTCTTGACGACATGCTGGAAGAGCTGATCGACAACTCCTACTCTTACGGCTTCGCCCTGGCGGAGAAGCTCTTTAAGTATAGGGACGATAACTCCTTAAGCTTCCGGTCACTAAAAACCCGCCATCCAAATAGCTGGCTTATTCACACGGATCGGCACGGGAATGTGATTCGCTATGAGCAGCGCGCCGACAAAGTGAGCCTCAACATCCCCCCAAAGTCCCTCATTCACTACATCAACAACCCGCGATGGCAGAACCCTTATGGCAAAAGCGATTTAAGGAAGGCTTATGAGGCCTGGATGGTGAAGCGCCACTTGATTCGGTATTTCTCGATCTTCGCCGAAAAGTACGCGTCCCCGGTTCCCGTGGCCAAATACGAGAAGAACACGCCTCATGATAAGGTGACCGAAATCTTCTCCATCATAAAAAAGTTCATGCAAAAAACCGCCCTTGTCCTGCCAAAAGAGATTGAGGTTCAATTCCTAGAGGCGAAATCAAACGGCGAGGCCTTTATTAAAGGCGTGAACCTTATGAACATGTTCATTGGGCGCTCGCTTGTGATTCCGGATCTTTTGGGCTTTTCCGGATCTGAGTCACAAACCGGCGGCTCGCAAGCCCTGGGCCGTGAGCAGATGAATGTGTTCATGCAGCACATTAAGCGTCGCCGGCGGACACTCGAGCGAGTTGTGAATCGGCACATCGTGCAGCCGCTCGTGGTGTGGAACTATGGAAACGTGAAAATGTTCCCTAAGTTCCAGCTTCTCCCTATCTCGAACGATGAGGCCGAAAACTACGCGCGCATGTTCTTGGAAGCAGTTAAAGGCCGGGCTTACAAGCCCACCCCTGAAGAGATCAATCATTTTCGTTCCATTATTAAGTTTCCTGAGGGTACAGTGGAGTTTCATGAGGACCCTGCGCTTGTCGATCCGGACAGCGAAAACAGACCTCGGAACAAGAACAAACCCAACGGAGGGCAAAATGGCAACGACGAAAAAGACGATGCGGAAGAAGAAGCCGGTGCGCAAAACTACTCAGCGTACGAAAGGCCGCAAGTCGACTACGGGCAAAAAGTCGACTTCAAAGCGCTAGAAGACCAGCTTCAGGCGCAAGAAAAAAGGACGGTCGACGATGCTCGTCCAATTGTGGACGAAATATTCGTCGACTTGTCCGACCAGATCCAGAAAAAGAAAATCCTAGACGGCTTCCCAGAGCGCATCGATTCCATCAAGCTCAGCCGGCTAAAGAATCTCCAAACTCACTTCAAAGGCTCGTTCACCCGGTTTTACAAAGAATCTCGAATCACCGCGCGAAAAGAGATCTTCACACTGAAATTTAAAACACCTCTTGCGTCGGATAAATTCCTGGAATTCGTCGAGAACGAGACATTCGATTACGTGGGCGACTGGGAATACAAGGTCACCCAAGCGACACGCATCATGCTTCAAAATGCGATCAAGGACGGGCGTCCCTTGTCATGGGCGCTTGAACAGGCCGAAGGCGAAATAAAAGAAATGTCCATGCAGTCGATCGAGCGCTACTCGCGCACCAAAACCACAGAGGTTATGAATCGCGCGCGCGTAGAGGAATTCTCTGAAAGCGGCGCGGTTCAGGGCTTTCAGTACTCGGCGATCCTTGATGATCGGACATCCGATATATGCGCAGGCCTTCACGGCGCCACATTCAAAATGGGCAAGGAGCCGATCCCTCCCATGCACTTCAACTGTAGGTCGGTGCTCATTCCGATTACGATTTTTGAAAAATTCGATCCAACAGAGAGCATAAACGGGCAGTCGGTGGAAGATTTCATCGACGAAAATAAAGGCAAGGGTTTCTCTACCCGATAGGGGCCACGATGAATTTGAAAGAAAAAAAACGCGTCGAAATTTTCTCCACCGGAACCTGGAACGGCCAAAGCTTCGACGTCGCGGATCTTGACGAACACGTCAAGGCCTTCAACGAGACCAAAGAAACTCTGCCGCCCTACCTAAAGCTCGGGCACGACAACGAGCAAAAGTTCATCCAAGAAGAGGGGCTGCCGGCGGCCGGTTGGATCTCCAATATGTATCGCGAAGGCGAAAAGCTTTTTGCCGACATCACGCACATCCCGGAGAAGATCCACCAATTGCTGGAACGCAAAGCTTACCGCAAGGTTTCAATCGAGCAGTGGCGCAATGTAAAGATCAAGGACAAAACCTACAAGTACATGATCACTGGCCTTGCCCTCCTTGGCGCCGAAACCCCGGGCGTGATGAACCTTAGCGATTTCATGGCCCTTTATGGACTAAAGGATATTGCCGATCAACGAACGCACATCGAGAATAAGGACGAGGCCCAAACCAGCCACTACTCCTTTGCGAATCTCGAATATAAAGAAAGGGAATCGATGAAAACCGAAGCCGAACTGAAACTCGAACTGGAACTGAAGGCCGCAAAAGAACGCGAAGAGCAGCAAGCTCAAGAACTCAAGAAGTTCAAGGCCGACGCTGAGGCCCTCAAAGCTGAAGCCGAGAAGGCACAGAAGGAAAAGGCTGAGGCCGAGAAAAAGATCTTCGCGGCCGAGCAAAAAGAAAAGCAGGCCAACATCGATCGCGAGATCGACCTCCTCATCGCCGAGAAGCACATCACAAAAGGTATGCGGCCGTATGTCGCAGCCCTCTTCGGCCAAGAAACCGAAGCCCACACCTTCTCCGTGAAACTGGAAAAAGAGGAGAAGACTTTAAGCAAAATTGAAATCGTCAAGGAACTTGCCAAACTGTTCTCGGCCAAGTCGACCGTTAATTTGGATGAAAATTCGGAAGAAGGCGAGAACGGCAGCAAGAGCCTGACAACGGAAGCCGTTCAAAAGTACGCCGATGAGAACAAGCTTTCTTTCAGGGCCGCATATTCGGTTCTGATGAAAACCTTCGGCGCCAAAAAAACCTAAGGAGCAATCGTGAAACACAGTTTCAAGGTCCTGGCCACTTTGGCCGCTCAAAGGTTTGTCTCCTGTCTGTCGAGCACAGCCAACACGGTGGAATATCCGCCGTCTTCGGATGTGCTGCCGATCGGTATCACTCGAGATACCGTGAAAGATGTCAACCAAGCGATCTCTGTGGCCGGTCCCGGTGAAATAGCTGAGCTCTATTTCAACGACACCGTCACCTCGGGAAAGCTCGTGGCATCGGACAGCTCTGGCCGAGGCATTCCTTTCACTCTCGCCCAAACCACAACCTCTCTCACGCTGCCGAGCGCATACGGCGGAATTCTGATTGGAGCCAGCGTGGCTCTGACTGGCACCGTCGCAAACGTTCTGGTCATGCCTGGGTTCATCAAGTAGGTGCATGAATGGATAATTCAGCATTAGTTCATGTAGACCAGCTGCTCTCGTCGATTTCGATCAAGTATCGAAATACTAACTTCGTCGCCATGGAAGTTTTTCCGGAGCTTCAGGTCTCTAAGGATTCGGATAAATACCGGATCTATGATCGCAACTTCCGGCTGCCGGAAACCCAGCGCGCCAACAAGGGTGAGGCCCGCGAACACAGCTTCGCAGTCTCGACAGCAAGCTACACGCTTGAGGAACATGCGCTCGTCGACTATATCACCGACCGTGACAAGGCAAACTACGACAACGCGGATTTGCGCGCCGACACCACGGAGGAACTGACCGACAAGATCCTCCAGCGGCTCGAAAAGAGCGTCGCCGATTTGTTCACTTCGACCTCGTGGTCGCAGAACGTTTCGCTGTCGGCCGCCCAGCAATGGTCGCTCGACACCGTGACCTCCAACCCGATCCCGCAAATGGATACCGCCGGGACCGTGGTGATGGAAAACAGCGGCTTCGACAAGAACATCGGGATCGTTCCTCACCGCGCTATGATTGCGGCGAAGAACCACACCTCGATCATCGATCGGATCAAGTACACCTCGGTGGACATCACGCCGGCGATGCTTGCAGGCCTCTTCGACCTTCCGAAGATGCTTGTACCGAAAGCCGTGGTCGACACAGCCGCCGAAGGCGTGGCCTCCGCGATCTCCCCGCTCTGGGGCGATAACGTCTTTGTGGGATACCGCGCCGAGCGCGCCGGCCCCTTAAAGCCGTCTGCCGGTTATGTTTTCCGCGGCAACAAGCCCATGGTGAAAAGCTGGCGCGAAGAGAAGCGCTCGGCCGACGCCATTGAAGTCGGAATGCTTTATCAGCCAAAAGTCGTGGCCTCTTTGGCCGGCTACCTGATCAAAGACACTCTGGCCTAATATTAGTGACTGACGACCCGGGCGCCGACGCTCCCGGGTCACGTTTTTCAAAAATCAAAACCTTTAAACCGGAGAAGAAACATGTCTGCTGACGAAACCGGAGGAGCCGACAACAAGGGCGCCGTCCACGAGGCCAACAAGGCCGCGATCATCAACCCCGAAAATCTTGAAAACCTCGCACCTGAGCGCAAGGACCAGTATCTCAAGCGCATCAAGGAAGAGGACGCAATCGGAAAAGCGGCTCTCGTTAAAACCGACGAGTGGCTTGAAATTCACGGCAAAAAGGTGCTGATCCGAAAGAAGAACAAGGCGGGCTCAGTTTACTCGCAGTATTTCTTCAGCGGCAAACGCTACAAAGAGCAGTTTGAGAAGATCAAGCGCGACGGCAAGTTCACCTTCTACGATGAAGATGGAAAGCCGGTGAAAACCTTAAAACTCGGCCAACATCACGGCGTGGCTCCGGCCAAGGAAGAAAAGGAGATCGCAAGTGGCGATAATTCAGCTGTCGGACCTGCAAGCGATAATGCCGGACAACAGCCTGTCGGCGGCGAGCACAACGACGGACCTCGCCAACGCGGCAATCGCGGACGCCGAAGCTAAAGTCAGAGAAATGCTCGCGCAGCGCTACGACGTTAGCGCTGCCGAGTTCAACACCACCACATCGGTGGCCCCGGCCTTAAAGCCCATCACGAGATGGCTTGCTGCCTCTTATTTTTACCTCCACACCAGCCGCGGCGGCAAAGAGGCCATGGCTCGCTCGAAGGCCTACAAAGACATGGCCATGGAGAATATCGAGAAGCTGATCGATCGAAAGGTCGATCTTGTCGACCAGAGCGGCGCCGTGATTGACGAGCGAGCGGACGCCTACCAGGTTCTGTCAAACACGAAAGACTATATCGACACGTTTGCCGAAGACGACCCTCTTCACTGGGGAGTTGACCCTGACAAGATTGAAGACATTGAGGACGATCGCGAATAATGGCTGAGGCCACACTTGAGTTTGATTCAGCGGCCGTAAGGGCGTTTTTCGAGCGCATCCACAAGAACGTCAAAGACATCGAGCAGCGCGATAAGGTTTTCGTGACCTCGCTTTCGGCGATTGTCTACCGCGACGTCATTAGTCACTTTGAAGAACAAAGGGGCTCCAAAGGCAAATGGAAGAAGTGGTCGGCCGTTTACGAAGAGCGCATGCGGCGGATCGGCCGCTCCAACAACAAGATCCTCCAGTTTGACGGATCCTTGCGCCAAGCCTTTCGGCCCACCAATTGGCGATCGCGTCGCGAGGGGATTGAATGGTTCAACCCCGCAAAAACGAAAAAAGGCTTTCCTTATGCGCTCGCCCACGACGAAGGCGGCCCCAAGCTGCCTAAGCGCGACTTCATGTGGCTCAGCCAAAGTGCATTCGAGCGCATTGCAGAAATCACGGCGAGCTATATGATAAGTGGAAGGGGTAATCGCTAGGGCGCGCGCGCCGGCGTGAGGGTTTAGTGAGCGTAATTGATATCGCGACATTAAAATCGGCCATCAAGACTCAGCTTGACAACAACAACACGTCAACTGGAGCTCCGATTCGCGACCTTTCGGCAAACCTCTCAAAGCGCGTGGTTCGCGTGGTCCTCATGAACCCGATCGATTACAGACTCCAGACTCCAGACATGCCGGCGGTTTGCATATACACGGACACCAAGTCGCCAAAGAACACTTCGGTCGGAGCCGTCAATCAAACCAAGCGCGAAGCCATGCTGAGGCTTACGGTTTGCGCGATTAACTATAATCCGAATATGGTTGGCGCCAACACTTTTGTAGACGTCGCCTCCCAAGACCTTGAGTACTTGATGGAGAACATTGAGGAGATCCTTCGTCAAAGTCCCGAGATATCAGGGGCGAAGTGGCTACAAATGGGCGATGTCACATTTCACAACGCGCCGGCGGATGAGGACACGTACTTCAAACTCGCGTTTACTGATCTGACTTACAAGTACTTCTATTGATAAATCGCTTCGTGGCCAAGGAGGGTTCACTTGAAGGTCGATGCACAATCCACCATTGCTCAGTCAAAAAATGCCTATGAACAGTGGAAGGAAGTATGGAGAAAACACGCCAAGATTCATGCGCGGTTCGCACCGTTTAAATCACTTCTCGACTTTATGAACCATGGCGTGGGCCGCGCATGTCTTATCGTCGCCAACGGATATTCCTTCGAAGAGCATATCGATGTGATTAAAGAGCACCAAGACAAGGTGGACATCTTTGCGATCGACAAAACCCTTGGCCATCTACTTGATCACGGAATCAAACCGACCTTTTGCCTTGTGGCCGATGCGAATGTGAACTACGAGCGCTATATGGAGAAATGGAAGGGCCAGCTCCATCAAACAACCCTCTTTATGAACGTGTGCGGGAATATAAAATGGAGCATGAACGGCAATTGGAAGGACCGCTACTTTTTCGTAAATCACGACGTGATTCAGTCGGAGCTCGAGTTCTCGGGCCTGTCGGGGTGCCGAAATTTTATCCCGGCCGGCACAAACGTTTCAAACGCCGCGGTCGTGTTCCTCACTCAAAGCGACAATACTGGACGAAGGAACTATTTCGGCTATGACAAGATCCTTCTGATCGGCTTCGACTACTCCTGGCGGCTCGGCGGCAAGTACTATGCCTTTGATGTCGACGGCGACGGCAAAGCAAATTACATGCGCCACGTTTACTGCGCCACCCGCGCGGGGAGCCACGCCTACTCAAGCACGAATCTTCTTTTCTCGGCCAAGTGGCTTGAAAAGTACGTGAACAACTTCAGGCTCCCGGTCGTTCAGTGCAGCCAAGAAACTTTGCTTGGAATCAAGCATTACGGAAAACTCTCCGAACAGATGCAATATGGCTTTAGGCCCGAGGACCGTGACTTGATTAGATCGGAGCTCGGCCGGCGTGATAGACTTCTCAAGGAAGCTCACGAAATCGAAGAGCGTGTCTTAAAAATTGGGACCGAGCACTACTATCAAATGATTGCCACGGTCTAGGGGAGATGATCGATGCCTCCAGGCGCAGGAAGTTTAATCGGCGGACTTGGTTACCTTGCGGTCGGTCCCGAGACCACCTTTAAAACCTACGGCACCTGCACGGCGGGTCTTCCGTTCTTGAGTTGCTCACTAAAAACCACCCAGGAAAACAAGATCATCGAGCAAATCGATCGATCGCGGGTTTATTCGGCCAAGACTCAAACCACAAGACGAGTCGAGGGCGAATTCGAGTTCCACCCTTGCGTTGAGTCGACGGCCCTTGTCTATCTTCTCCAAAACGCATTTGGCGGGACAATCACTTCGGCGACGGCGACCGGCGATACTGCTGGCGCGGCCACGTACGAGCACACCTTCAACATCGGAAATTTCGACCAAGCCCGACCCTCTGTTTGTTTGAATCAGAGAAAAGGCGACTCCTTAACTGGAAAGGTTTTCCAGTATAACGGTGTCCGCGTAAACGAGTTCATGTTCTCGGCCGAGCTCGACGAGGCGTTGCGCGCTAACGTTGGCGTAATCGGCGTCGACTCCACGGTGACCTCAAACGACGTCGCATCAGCCTTGACCACCTCTTCATTTGAGCCGCTGAGTTTCGTCTCGGGACGGGTGAGCATCGAAAACAGCCTTGCTTCCTTGACCTCGAGCTCCTTCTGGCACGTCCAGAGCATCGAGCTCGGTCTGAATAACGCTCTTAAAAACGACGAGGTCGCTGGCCGAATCGGCTCTGAAGTACTCGACGTTCTTCCCCCCGGGATGGTTGCGTTCACTTTCAACATGACCATGAGGTACGACACGCAAACGGCCTTCGATGCGATGAAAGCCGGAACCCTGCTCGCGGGCCAGTTTGAGTTCTTGGGCTCTACCATGACCGGCTCTTCTTTGAAAAAGAGCATAAAACTCACGATGCCGAGGATCTTTGTTGTCGACGCCGGCGATCCCGAGATCGGCGGGCCTGATGAAGTACTCACCTCCCAAGTCACATGCCAGATCCTGCTCGATGACAGTTCGGCGACTGGCTACGCGATGCGCGCCGTGATTCGCAACCAGGTGGCGAGTTACTAATGAACTGGATTGGGCGGCTGTTCGGCTATCGCAGTGTGAACGACGTCCTCAACGAAACAAAGACCATCCGCGTGCAAGGTGTCCGCTTCGTCATAAAGAAGGTGGACCCCTTGGCCCACCTGACCGGCTCGAAGGTCATGCAGGCGAACTTTGAGGAGTACAAAAACAAGAAGGAGATCACGGCCGTTCAGCCGATTGATCCCGATAGGCTTAAGGCCACGCGCGAACATTTCCGCGACATGTTTCTTGCGGCCGTCGTCCACCCGAAGATCTGCCGCAAGAAGGAAGATGCCAGCGGCGACGTCATTCCCGTCGACAATCTTCTGACCGACTGGGCTTTGGCCAATGAAATCTATGCCGAGATTGTCTTGTTCACATACGGTAAAAAAAAATTGTCCCGCAGTTTCTCTCTAGACCGTGCCTTAGAGAGCTAGATTCCGTAGCGCAGCGCTATGGTAAACTACCCTCTGAGGTGGCCGAGCGCCCGATCGAGAAATATCAATTGGACATTCTGGTGGCTCGGATCGGTGCCGAAGAGGACGAGAAGATTCGCGCACGCGCGGAAAAGGAAGCTGAAAAAAGGCGCACCCGCGCACGAAGGGGGCTTCGTTAAGTGGCTCAGCAGGAAGCAACACTACTCTTAAAGATTAAGCAGGCCGGCCAGGAGATCCTCGACCGTTTTGTCATCACCCTAGGCGACGTCGTCAACATTGCGAAGTCGGTGGCTTCGGCCCTGTACTCCACAATCGAAGCCTATCGCGAAGAAGAAAAGGCCGTAAACCAGCTGACTCAAGCCATGATTCAGCAAGGGGTTTTCACATCTGATCTGCGCTCGAAGTACCTTGAGCAAGCCTCGGCTCTTCAAAAGCTGACCACATATGGCGACGAGCAAATCGTAAACGCCCAGCGAATTCTTCAATCCATGGTTGGAAACCAGGAAGTCACTGAGGATCTCACGCGAGCTACTCTGGACTTCGCGGCCGCAAAAGGGATTGACCTCGCTTCGGCTGCCGAGCTGGTCGGCAAGTCGATCGCGAGTGAAACAAATGTCTTGAGTCGATACGGCATTCAGATTGAGCAGTCGGCAAGCCAGGGGCAAAAACTCACAAACGTTATCACTGCGCTCAACTCAAAATTTGAAGGCCAAGCCCAGGCAGCCGCTCAGGGGCTTGGCAAAATTGATCAGCTCAAGAACACGTGGTCCGACTTCCTTGAGAAGACTGGGGCGGCGCTTACGCCTTTCGTGATAAAGCTCGCCGAGGCCACGACCGCGGCGATTCGTTTTGCCAGTGCGTTATTGCCGAACACCTTTAGCGCGTCGAAGAATAGTGTCGCCGAATTGCGCGCCGAGATGGAGCGTCTCAATAAGGAGATCGATAGGACCCAGGTTCAGCAGCAGTCCATGGCAAGATTTGGCGGCGAAGCGATGGACCAAGTCATGGCCCAGCTTGAGGCCAGAAGGGCAGCGCTTCAGCTTGAAATGACTAAGGCGCTTGAAATGGAGAAGCAGGCGGCAGCCCAGGCCGTCGAGATCCAGCGGCAAAAGTTCGCTGAGATATCCCGCCTCGAGCAAGAAAAGGCCATCTTGGATCAAGACCGTCGCGTTCAAGAGCAAGAGATGCTCTGGATGAATAACGAAGAGCTCTTGAAAGCCCAGATGGCGCTTCTCGATAAGCAGATCTCAAACGAACAAAGTGCGGCGACAAGAAAAAAGCTGATAAAGGATCGCGAACGCACGGCCGAATCTTTGGCTCAGGAGGTCGCCTGGAAGCGCTCCCTTCAGCAGCACGCTTACTTCCTTCAACAGGACGCGGAACTAGTCGGTGCTTTTTCTCAGCTCGCAACCGCAATCATGGACTCCGAAAGTAAGGCTCTCTTTCTCGTCCAGCAGGGCGCCGCTCTTGCCACCACATGGATGCTGACCCAGGTGGCAGCCATGCAAGCCCTGGCATCTATTCCCTATCCCGCAAACTTGGCCGCTGCCGCAAACATAGAAACGATCGGCTACATCAAGATGGCCGCAATCGGAGCGACGACCTTAAAGGGCCTCGCCGAAGGCGGTGTTGTAAAGGCTCAGCCAGGCGGCGCGCCTTTTATAATTGGTGAAGGCGGCCGCGACGAGGCTGTGATCCCACTTGAAGATGGAATGGTGCCCGGTATGTCCGGCGGCAACACCTACATTTTTAATGGCCCCGTCATGGGAGATGCACAACAGGCGAGAGAGTTTGCGGTGATGATCGACCGGGAGCTCTTAAGGCTTCGCCGGCGAAATGAAAGCGTCGCATTCGAGGATGTGTCCTGATGGAATTTCTTTATAAGAACTACCTTCAGACGTCGACCCAGATCACGGTCCCAAGCAACGACGAGATCAAAGAATACGTCATGCTTCGAGACCCTACTCGACAGTGGTTTTCTGAAAGCGCTGCAAATGATTCGATTACGGCGTCAATGACGATTGCATTCGATGAGACCACCACGATCTCAAGGATTGGACTTGCGGGCTTAAATCTAAAGGGCTTCCGAATATTCTATAACGGCTCTACCGCAAATACCTTCAATCTCACAAACGGCGGAGCGGCGGTTGGACCTGGGACAACGACCTCTCACTTCTCCAATAACTCCGAGACCGCGATGATGCTTACCACCGCCCAGGTGCAATGCACGTCGATCACGATCGACATGTACTCTACGCAAGTCGCGAACTCGGAAAAGGCGATCGGCTACCTACTTCTTTCGGACGTTCTTCTGGATTTCGCACGCATACCGGCCTCAAGTGGGTACAAACCAAGGATCTCTTCTGAAGAGATCGTTCACCGGATGTCGGATGGTGGCACCAAAATCAATGTCAAGGATCGAAAGCGCGACACTGACATCAAGCTCAAATACATCTCGGAGACTTTTAGAGACCAGCTTAAAGACCTTTACGACCAAGACGACGACTTTGTCTTTGTGGCCTTTCCGACAACGACGGGCTTTGACGAGTCGATGTTCCCTTGTGTCTGGGAAGGGGACTTTGATTTCTATCAGATGTCCGACAATAACCCGAGTGCCGGATTTGAGGGCACAATTAAACTTCGAGAGACGCCGACATGAGCATGACGGAGGCGCTCAAATCAGAGATTCGAAAACACAAGAATCGAGCGTTCCGACGCGCCTTCATTAAGCGCATGCAAACCAATGGGGTTTTTGAGTCTGATTGGCTTGAGATCACGAGAGACGTAAAAAAGTTCGGGAAAATCTCACAGTCTGTCGACACCGACCAGTACGCGAAGATCGCTTTCAAATCAAATACTCTTGTCCTTAACAACGCTGACGGCCGGTACACGGACGAGAACGACAATCGCTCGCTCTGGTTCGGCTACGCTTCTCAGCAGCGAACTCTTGTAAAGATCGAGGCCGGACTTGAAAGCCCGACGAGAGGTGAGGACGGCATTTGGCGTCGGGGTGAGGCGCCGGGCGCGTTCTGGGATTTATCGCTTTGGGACTCGACGGATCTCTACGATCAGCGCTCAGTCGTGTTCACCGGCATTATTACGGGCGATGTTCTGCTCTCCTCCCAATACGAGGTGCCAGTTCCGGTGATGCCTCTTTTTGAGGTGTTTAGAACCTTCCCCGCAAGCCAGCTCTCAGGTTTTACGTCCACCGGGATTACGGCCTCTAAGTTCTGTGAGATTTTGCGCGATCAGACCGATGGGTCTGGGAACTTTGTTTTTCGGCCGTTCTTCAATAACACTTCTTCTACTTGGAACATCCAGAGCACGACCAGTGTATACGCGGACCTGAACACATCGACGTCAAAATTCCTTTTGAACGACAACTGTTGGGATATCCTTCAAAGGCTTGCAGAGGCCGAGGATTTCATAGCTTATGTCTCAGGTGATGGGTTTTTTTACTTTAAAGACCGGATCTCGAACACGTCGACCGCGGCATTCGAGTTCTATGGGCTTGGGGTACCAAACCGTGAGTTCGGCCACACCATAAAGAAGATCGGCTCTTTCGGTCGCAAGTATTCCAAATATTACTCGCGCGTGAGCGTGCAGTTCAAAGAAGACAACACGACTACGTCTTTTCACATAGAAGAATCCACACTCACAGTCAGCGGCACGAACTTGCCGTGGATCTACGGTCACAAAACCCTAGAGATCACAAACTTCCTGATTGCTACCTCAACTGTCGCCGAGACTATTGCTGAAAGGGTTTTTGATAACGTTTCGTCTCTGAAGCGCGAGATCGAGTTCACAACGCCGTTCATTCCGGGCTTAAACGTGCTTGACCTAGTAAAGCTCAACTATGACCCAGCAAAGGCGCTGCCTGAGTCTCTTTGGGATCTCAATAATTGGGCCGACACGGGAACAGCCTTTGAGGCGGGCGCCCTGATCTGGGATGCCTCTAGGGGCGACTCATTCTTTCTCAACAATGAAGAGATGAACCTGATCGGGATTGAAATGGATCTCGACAAACTCGAGAACAAGTTCACGGCGAGGGAGACTTAGATGCCGTCAAGCAATACCATTACGGCCTTTAACCAATTCACAGCCCTAACCGTGATTGAGAGCGCAAAGGTGAACGCGAACTTTGCGAACTTTAGAGGGAACATTCTGCCGGTTGATCCATCGATCGCGGCCGCCTCTGACAACTCTTATAACCTGGGTTCTGCCGATCACAGGTGGAGCAATGTTTTCTTGGGCCAAAGCTCTGTCTTCACGAGCCAGACAACAACGGCCATTTCAACCCCGACATCCGGAAGCCTCGCGCTCTTTAACAACAATGGCACGATGTCGACGAAGGATTCGAGCGGAAACGTGCGCCCGCTCGGTGGCGCAACGTGGAAGACTTATCTCTTGAGCTTTGGCGCCCTTCAGATCGCCGGTCTCACACAAACGGGAACTCTCTTTAGTGCCGATCCAAAAGAGATCATCCACGGGTATTTTATCAAAGCCTCGACCGCCTTTGCGGGGACATCGATTACGGCGCTGACTTTGAAGCTTGGCGTGTCGGGTTCTCTCAATAAGTATATCGACAGTTTTGATCTCGTTTCGGCGGTCACAACCACCAATTACTTCTTAAGCCAAGACTTCGATATGCCGAGCTTTAACGCCACGACGTCGATCCAGTGGACTGCTGAGGGCGTCGGCGGAAACCTTTCAAACCTAAACGCCGGTCAGGTCACGATTAACGTGCTGACTTCGTACATGCCTTGAGGTGAATGACATGAAGAATATAAAAACCAATGTCTTCTTCTGGATCTTGATGATCCTTGTTCTTGTCGGCGCGGTCGGCGGCAACACGATTGATTTCCTAAGATTCCGAGCGACCACGCTTCCTGCAACGGGTAAGGCCGGAGAAGTAAGGTTAGACTCGAGCACACAGCTCGTTAAGAAGTGGAACGCTACTTCGAGTGGCTGGGATTCCCTCGGTGGATTAAGTGGGGTCGTCGGTATCGCCAACGGCGGCACCAACAACGGCTCGCTCGGCGTTACAGCGGGCGGTGTAATTTATACTGAGGGCTCGATGCTCGCCAATACAGGTCCGGGCACGTTCGACCAAATCCTAACGAGCAATGGTTCCGCGTCTCCTGTCTGGGCACCGCGCCCGGGCTTAAACCAGCAGCGCGAGTACATAACGGGCGGGCATTTCGAGAATAGCTCGGCTTCGTTTGCGGCTTATGCGGATGCGGCGGGTTCAACGCCAGTTGACGGTACGGGCGGAAGCCCAAACTCGAGCGTTGCGATAACCTCGACGGCGGGTGAAGTGCTCAACGGCGGGGTGAGCTTAGAGTTTGTGAAAGGTGCTGCGAACCGGCAAGGCGAGGGGTTTTCCCGCGACTTCACAATCGACTATCAGGAACACACGAACCTTCGCTGCCAAAATATCAGCTTCAACTACAAGGCGACCGCGAACTATCCGAACGGCGCGATTAACGTTTTCGTTTATGACAAGGATGCAGCGGTGCTCTTAAGCGTGCTTGATCATGCGAACCTTGCCGGTGCGCTTTTGCCTTCCACAACAGGTACGACGTTCAATGGGCGCTTTTGTCCGACCACCTCGACGAGCAACGACTACCGACTGATTTGGCACGTAGTCGGGACCGAAACAACTGCGTGGGATTTTCATGTCGACAACGTGTCGGTATCGCCGAATAGCCAAGTGCCGGGCGCTATCGTTACGGAATGGCAGAGTTTTACTCCAACTGGTTCTTGGTCAACAAACACGACATACACTGGCAAATGGCGCCGAATAGGTGATTCCGCTGAATTTGACATTGTTTTGACTTTAGCTGGTGCTCCGACTGCTTCTGACCTTTCTATAAATATTCCAACTTCGATCGGCACGATCGACACGGCAAAGACATCGAGTTCAACTGCAAACAGAGAATCCTTCGGAACCGTTAACGTAGATGATTCCGGAACGCGCAGGTACGTCGGCGGCGTCATTTATGCCAGCACAAGCGCTGTGGGTTTAACACACTCAGAAAGTGGCAACGCTGGCGTCATAAACGCTACAAATCCAGTAACCTTCGGGTCAAGCGACAGTGTCTCTGTGCGTTTTAAGGTTCCAATCTCCAACTGGGCCGCATCGGCCGCGCTATCCACGACTGAGACGATGCTGGTTTCGGCCAAGGCTAGATATACTGGAACCACTCAGACAATTGGAACGGGTTCTGCCGATATTTTAAATGCGTCCACAAAAACATTTGACACACTAAACTCAGTTACCACCGGGGCTAGTTGGAAATTTACTTCGCCAAAATCTGGCTATTATAGGGCTTCAGCCACAGCTCAATATGTGTCTCGTGTTTATGCGGTTAGTAACGCCGTATTGATTCAGCTATTCAAAAACGGTTCTTTTTATTCTCAAGGCTCTGTTTACGATGTAGCAACGACTACTAGCTCAATTGTAGCCACTAACCACACCGACACTATTTATTTAGCTAAGGGCGATTACATCGATTTTAGAGCCTATAACGAAGGTTCAGGTAGCACCAATACTGATGGGTTTCATATTGAGGTGGAGGAGCTTCCCGACTTTTCCATTTTTTCAACCTATGGGACGACTGAGCAAATTACCTCAACCGTTCAATCCGGTTCGGCCACAAGCCTCACCACAACAACGGCGAAAACAGTAACTTCAATCAGCTTAACTCCTGGCGAATGGGATGTGACCGGAACGGTCGGATTTCTTATTGGTGGAAACGCAATTCAGGTTGTGGCCGCAATTAGCACTACGAACAATACTCTGCCAAGCGAACCTTGGACGGGCGGTTATTCGCAGCTTGGGTTTGTTTCAGGTGCAGTAAGCAATCAAAACGTGCCAATTGCTCCGGTAACGCTCGTCCTCACTTCCACAACTACGGTTTATCTAATCGCGAGATGCACGTTCAGCTCATCCACAGCAACGGCTTACGGTTCGATCGTGGCACGGAGAATTAAGTAATGAACGCCCGAATAACGGTCTACGCAAACGCGGAGCGGTTACAGTAATGAAAGCGGGGGAGTGAAATGCCAACTACAATAACTGCATTTAACGTTTTCACGCCAGGAACAAAAGCTCGGTCCAATGAGGTGAACGAGAATTTCAACAATTACCGCGGCGATCTCCTCCCGATCAATTCAACGACGGCTACGGCCTCGGACATGTCTCATGACCTAGGCAGTGACAGTCACCGTTGGCGTTTTGGGTACCTCGGCACTGTCGATCTAAAGTCTTCGACATCGACGGCTTCGCTTCAAATAAGCGGCGACACTTCGGCCACGGCTGGGGCCTACCTATTCAAAATCGGAGGCACGACTTGCGCTCAAATAACCCCAACTGGCATTCCAGCTTCAAGTTTAAGGCCAAACGAGATTTTTTCAGTTCTCACATTCACAATTGCTGGCCTTGGAACGGCGACCGCGAGCTGGACTGTTCCAGCCTGGTGCTACTTCATTAAGGCCTTTGGTTGCGGCCAGGGTGGCGCCGGCGGCGGTGGTGGCGGTATCGCCACATCTACGGCCGCACAGGCGGGCGGCGGAGGTGGTGGCCAAGGTGCGGTGCCCATGGAGGCGGGACCCTTTCCGGTCACTCCTCTTGAAGTGCTTACGATCAACATCGGACAACCCGGAACGGGAGGGATCGGCGGGCTTGGGACGGCTGGCACGCCGCCCGGCACGATTCCGACGACAGGAACGAGAATTCTTCGCGGCTCTACGGTTCTCGTTCACTTTTCTCCCGGTTCTTTCGGCGGGGGCGGGGGCGCTGCTCTTACAGCAGGGACAGCCGGTCTCGGAGGCTCTGGCGGCTCACAGGGATTCTTCGGATCTAGATTTTGCACCTATGGCGGCGACGGAGGCCAGGGCAACACCACATCTTCTGTTGTGCTCCTTCCTGGCGGATCAAGCCTGTACAGCGCGGCTACCACCACGGTCGCAACGGGCGGATCAGGAAATGGTGGCGCCGGCGGAAACGGTGGCTCAGGCCTTGGGCCCGGAGGATTCGGTGGAGATGGTGGAGTTGGCGCGGCCGGCTCCAATGGCTCTACGGCCACGGGTTACGGGGGCGGCGGTGGAGGCGGCGGTGGGTCTGACGCATTCGGATCTGCTGGAGGTAATGGTGGCCCAGGCGGCCCAGGTTACCTCGAGATCAGGATGATTCGTTAAGGACCGCGACAAAAAATTCGAATTCTAATTTTATTCTAATTCCTTGGCCCCGTTGAAAAATACTTCGACGGGGCGGAAAATCATAGGGTGTTTGAGTCGCTTAAATTCTTAATCTATCGGCTCAAGTATCGATACGGGAAGTATCTCCCTCTCACTGTTCCAGTTGATCTAAGCCTAGAGCTCTCAAGTTCCTGCAACATGGCCTGCACCTACTGCTATCACGCCGATCCAGGCAATCTTCCTTTCAAGCGCGGATTCATGGATTTCGATCTCGCAATGGGTGTACTTAGTGAAGCGGCAAATCTCGGCGTCAATAGCGTGAAGCTCAACTATCGTGGCGAAGGCACCCTTCATCCGAAGTACCACGAGATTGCCAGGTATGCGCGGGACTTGGCATCTGTTCATCCAAATGCTTTCATAGACCGAATTGCAAACTCGAATTTCAAGATCCACCCGCGCGTGCGCGAAGATGTTTTTAAGGGCCTCGCGTGTCTCACGAAAGTGAAGGTGTCCTATGATTCGTTCAGGAAAGAAGTCTTCGAGACCCAAAGGGCGAAAGGTGACCACGACCTCACGACGGAAAACATCGAGCTCTTCTACAATCATCCCGAAAGAATTAAATCGGGAACAGAACTTGTCCTCCAGTGCGTCCGCACTCGTCTCAATGATGACGAAGATTTTGAAGGGGAAGCTAAGCGTAGATGGCCTGGAGTTAGTATCTCTGTCCGCGACATGGTCCGGGGCCGAGTGGATTCTGATCTCAGTGCTTTGGAGAAGCGAAAGGTACGAGATGAGCAGCGAATTCCCTGTCAGCAAGCATTTGTTCGACTCATTGTCCATCATGACGGACGCGTTGGCCCGTGTTGCCCGAGCCTTAAAGGAGACCTCATTATTGGGGATCTCAACCGCGAGTCCGTGCTCGACGTCTTCAATTCCGAGATCGCAAGGCAGCTCCGTCGGGACTTGAAGTCTGGCAAAGCGTTCGACAAAGATCCGTGCAAAACATGCTCTTCTTTTGAATCCTATGCCGGATTCAAAGCACCCTGGGGGAGCTGAATGGTTCGAAACTGGCAGGATCTGTTTATAACAGTTTACATCGTGGTTGGTGCACCAGTCCTTTACTCGTGGCTAGCCTGTCGCGCATCGCAAAACTTGATCGACACCTCTGTGTGGCACAAGTGGGCCTTCCGCGTTTTCCTGTTGAGTGTAGTTTTTTTCACGATCATCTGGATGACAAGCAAGAGGGAGATAATCTGCTCATGACAGCCGAATTACTTATGGCCTTGACCATGCTCTGCACGCCGGCGGCCGACGGCGCGAACACACCGTCACGGGAGTCGTGTCAGCTTGAGCTTATCAAATGTGTCCAGACCAGCAAAAAGCAAAACGGGGACACCTTGGTTGCTTGCTATATCAAACACACGGAGAATGAATGACCGCTGGAATTATGCTTTGCTCGCGTCTCGCGAGCCGTAGAATTCCTGGTAAATCGGCAATCGAGATCGCCGGACGGTCCCTTCTCCAGCATCTTCATGATCGCCTACTCAAGGCTGAGATACCAATAACGCTTGCGGTGCCGGCGGCGGAGTACTCGCAGTTCCTCGGAATGGTGAATCAGTGGCGCGTAAAACCGCGACTTTACGCCGGCCAAGACTCTGACCCAATGCTTCGAATGCTTGCGGCGGCCGAAGGGCAAAAGCTCGAGTACATCGTTCGCGTCACTCATGACAAAGTTTTTGTCGATGCCGAGCGCATACCTCTCGCCATTCGAACGGCAGAGACGGGCGGGCTCGACTACTGGTACAGCTCCGGGTTTACGCCTGGCACTCAGTTCGAGGTGATATCTGTACCAGCGTTGCGTCGGGCCTGCATGCTGTTTAAGAATGTGGAGCACGTCAGTTATGCGATTAGAGCGGTCTGCAAATCGCGCCTTGATGTTTCACTGAAGCCCATTCCCGACACAAGACTACTTGTCGATTTTCCAGAAGACATCGAGCTCATGCGAACGCTGTTTGCGATCTTGGGCCCGGACTGCACCCTCAAGCAAGTTGAGTCGTTTATGAGCAGCGAGCCCTGGGCGCGCGAGATCAATCGGATGCCGGTGGTCACAATTTACACTTGCGCTTACAACGCTGAGAAGTGGATCGACAAGTGCATGCGATCGGTTTGGGATCAGGTTGGATTTCAGAACTTCGAATACTTATTGATTGACGACGCTTCGACCGATCGCACGGCCTACCACATGGCCAAGTTTGCGGCCAAATACCCTAACGTGAAGTACCTCCGAAATGATCGGAACATAGGGCTTGCGAGTTCGTCGAACGTGGCCCTCAGCGAAGCCCGCGGCAAATTCGTTTTGCGCCTGGATTCCGACGACTATTTTACGGCGACAAACGCAATCCAAGAGCTCATCAAGGTTGCCGAGAGAACGAAGGCCGACGCCGTCTATCCGAGTAATTACCATGGGTCCACCGAGAAAGTGCAAAAAGGCAGCGAAGAGCATCATGTGGGCGGCGCTCTCTTTAGCACCAGGGCCCTAAATCACATTCGATTCACGGATGGGTTGAGGAATCTTGATGGCCTTGATCTCTTCGTGCGCGCGCGCGAGCAGCTCAAGATCGAATACTTGAACCGAGCCGTTTTTATGTACACCCAGCGCCCGGATTCGATGAGTAAGACTAACCTACGAGAACGGCAAGATCTCCGCAACGCCATAGTGTCGGCGATGACGGGCGGGCCACTTATAACGAGAGAAGAGGCCGACGCGTTCTTCGAAGACGTCCAGGCGGGGAAGATCCCGTGAAAACCCTTGAAGTCGACGTCCTAAAGCTCTACGCCGGGCGCATCAAGAACTTGGAGAACACCAAGAAGTGGAACCTCTGGCTCACCTGGTGCCTTGAGCACGACAAGCTCGACGAGCTTGTGAAAATGCGAAAGGGAATTCAGATCGGCATGGCGACGGCTCAGCGAAAGGGTCTTGTCAGCACGCCACTTGCGGAGATGTTTTGTCGATGGACGGGCTCGATCGAGGCCACGATGCGAAAGATAATCAAGAAGCGCGATCGCCTTGCGAATGATTACGTTAAGAACAAGTTTAAATCGGCAAAGACCCTCGATGAGAAAAGAAAAAGGGACGTCGATTTCGAAATATTTTTAAGGAAGAACGGTTATTGAAAACTGTCCTGGTCGGCCTTTGTGCCATCACCTTTATGATCGCTTGGGTAACAGCATACCTGCTTTTAGGCATCACGGAGGCCTCCGCCGAGCTGGACGTCTACTCGATGAGCATGGGTTGCATTCTGCTGATAACTTCAATCATCGCACTTCGCGTTTTGGTTTTTTTGATCGCCTGCTGCATCGAGGAAATACGGAGTCAAAATGAGAGACCATGAATTTGCACACCGGCGCACGTGGGGACCTGTTCCAAGGTACGATTTGGTTAAGGAGTATGTCCCTAGACACCCTCAATTCTACGTGATCGCCGGGCCCTGCTCAGTTGAGTCCACAAATCAAATTCGAACCATGGCCGAAATCGTAGCTGATCAAGGGGCGACACATCTCCGCGGCGGCGTCTTTCGCGCCGGCACCTATCCAGGGCACGCGTTCGGTCTGGTGCAGGAGGAGCTGATCGCGGCTTATGCAGAGGCCGCGCATAAGAACGGCCTTAAGTGCATAATCGAGGTGCTCGACTATTCGCCGGCGGCTCTTCACATGGTCACGAAGTATGCTGATTGCCTTCAGGTCGGATGCCGCCAGATGCAAAACTATACGCTCCTTCGCAAAGTGGCTGAGTTTGGAAAGCCCGTTTTCTTAAAACGAAACCCGGGCGCCACAATCGACGAGTGGTTGGGTGCGGCCGAGCACATCTTGGTTGCCGGAAAGGGTTTCGCCGATCCGATTCTGATTGAGCGTGGATCAAGCACTCATGCGACTCATGTGAGATGGGATCTCTCCTTAAGTTTGATCCCGGCGGTTAAGGCGATCACGAAGCTTCCGGTTATTTGCGATGCCTCTCACGGCACTGGTCGGCGGGATCTCGTTGAGCCGATGACTTTGGCGGGTGTCGCGGCCGGCGCCGGCGGCATCCTTGTTGAGTGCCACATGACCCCAGAGGAAAGCTTGAGCGATGCCGACCAGGCGGTGGACCCTCAGACATTCGCTCGCATCATGCGAAAAGTTCATAAGATCAGGAACGTCCTGTGATCAGACCCTTTCAAATTTGGAGGATTAAGAAATGAGATGCGTGATCTGTAATTCGACCGACAAGTGGGAAAACGTGGACCAATTTCGCCATGCTCCTCAAGGCATGCATATCTGCACGGGATGCGGCTTTGTTTCTTACCCGTCCAAGTACAAAACGGAAGCCGAGATAAAAAAGTACTATGAAAAGGATTATCGAAACTGCCCGACAATTTCCAACGCTTTTACCGGCCAAAAAAAGCTCCACATTCACTCGGCCTTTCTTACTGACACCTTAAAGAAGTGGCAGGCCGATGGAAAAAAATCTCCGGTTGTGTGTGATGTGGGCGCAGCCTACGGAGTTTTTTTGAATTGGATTCGCCAGCACTTTCGCGATGCTGACCTAAATGGAACCGAATATGCGCTCGCCTATCGGCGCAACGCTTGGCATGAATACAAGATCAAACTAGGCGTCGACTTCGACAGCTCGAAAAAATACGATCTCATATCTTCCTTCAAGGTTGCGGAACACCAGCTTGACGTCGATAAGCGTCTTCGCGAATACACCGAGTGTCTAGCTCCCGATGGGGTTCTCTACATATCCGTGCCAATTTGGTTTTCAAAAATGGGAAACTTCGGCCTCGATGGCTGGGATCTAGAATATTACTACGACCCAAACCACATCAACGTGTGGACGGAAAAGCTTTTTGTTACTCTTCTGCACAAATGTGGTTTGGAAATAATTAAGACTGATCACTGGATGTACGATTCGACTTATCTTTGCAAACGCAACGACGAGATGATGAAAATCAAGCCGGAGTACGAACAGCCGGCGAACATCAAGCAGATCATGCGGGCGATCAAAGAGGCGTCTCTTGCTTATGAGCAGCACGACTTTGAAAACGCCGTGAACAAGTTCCCTAACTTCCCGGTAGCGTGGACGAACTATTATGAGAAAGCCCGAGCCACCGCCCACCAAACGGGACAAAGTCAGCCACCGCTTGAGTTCGTAAAAACAAAGTTCTTGGCCCCAGCCATGAAAGCCTGCCCATACTCACTCGAGATTCTTCGCATGGCGGCCGATATTCATATGCGCTACGGGGACTTTGAGGGGGCGGCGACGATTTGCCAGCAGGCGCTCGATGCCCGGCCAAATCACGCATCCTTCTTAATGACGTTGGCACATTGTTTTCGCGAAATTGGCTTAAGGGCTAAGGACCCGGCGGACAAAATTCGCATGCTGACCGAGAGCCGCGACTGCGCGAAATATTTGAAAGACGTCGATCTATTGATGCGCAATGAGGCGGTCAGCTGGGTGTATAGGGACAACTCCGAAATTCCGACGCCTCATGAGCATTAACGCTCAAAGGAGGTACCAATGGACCCATACGGAAAACGTGTTCTCGCGCGTCTCAAGCAGAACGGTGACATGCTTGACCTGGCGGAAGATTCTTTAAAAAAGATCTTCGAGGCTTTTTGTGACGAACTCATCGTCGAGGTCAAGATGAACGACAAGGCTTGGGACGACTACACGGCCGGCCCGATTGAAACTGTAAAGAAATTCGGTCTCAGCTTTCTCGACAAGATCGACGGCAAGGCCGGATAGTGCCGGTGTGGCTTGCCGCCGCGGCTAAGTGGTTTTTGAAGTACGTTCTTCTCGAATGGATTTACGAGAAGTACCAGGCTCACCGAATGAAAAAGCTGGCGGCGGAGAAATCCGCCGCCGAGCTCGACAAGGAAGTGGAACAGCTTGAACAAGCAAAATCTCCTGAAGAAGTTTTTTCTGCTCAAAAGAATATCGTTCGCGATTCTGACGATCGCTAGCCTCTGTCGCTGTCACTCCCCTTCTCCAGTTGAATACCCAGTCGTCACTCATTACGCGATAAAGACGAAGACTAATAAGCCGGGATTTTACGGCATAAACAACGAAACCCTGTTTGAAGACTTTCAGACCCTCGACAGTCCTCAGATGGATGGAGGGCAGTGCCACAATGCGGTTGATTTTAAGAAGATCCAAGCTTGGAAGAAAGCGATCCAAGACGCGGCCCGCGCGAGGTGTGGCCAATGACAAATCGATTTCCGAATTTGGTCACGAGACTACAGGAGTGCGAGGACAAGCGGGCGAGGAGACCTGGAATTCCCTGGTCCGGGATTCTTATACACCATACTGGCGTCGGCACTAAGCACCCTGAAGAAAATGATCTGCCGAAATGGGACCGCCTTCTTCAGGGGACATTGAACTGGCTCACTGCCAAGGACAAGGTTTACGTGTCGGCTCACTTTATCGTGAGTCGAACTGGCGTCATCCATCAACTGGTCGATCCTGAGTACGACGTCGCCTTTCACGCCGGCGAAAGTCAGTTCTGGAATCCGGTCTCAAGGAAGATTGAGCCCGGATGCAATGACCGCTTTGTAGGGGTTGAGTTGATCGGAGACGGAAATCTAGCCGCTTATCCAGATGAGCAATATGAGGCCACTGCGAAGCTTTGCCGCTCCATTTTTGATAGGTACACGTCGATTAATCCGATATGTATCGTTGGCCACGAGAACGTGGCTCCTGGCCGAAAAGAAGATCCGGGCGCCAAATTCGATTGGCGTCACTTCTTTCGACTAATATTTACTGAAAAGCCGCTTTAAGGAAGGCGGGCAGAGCTTCGGCCGCGGCCTTCAGTTCGTTTTTGGGCCAGTTAGGTGGCACCTCTAAGGCGTCTTCAACATGTTTTCCGTTCAATAGCTCAACTCTAAAAATAGCCCGCTTCGCACTTACGATCCTTTTTAGATCCGATTTTGTTGCGAGAAAATCGCGGGATGAGTGTGGTTGTACGTTGCCATAGACCGCAGACTGACTTCCGGCCCGGATGGCCGTTACCTGATCAGCAGGATCGAAAACCAAAATATCTCCATCAATATTTACTTTGAGAGCACGCTTATCCGCGATGTTCACGGCAGTCGGAATCTCTACGGTCAGTACGAAGTCATCAGCTTTCATTCTTGAGGTCTTTAAAGCTCCAACCTTTATCTTTAAATCCCTCAAGGGGGAGGCGTTGAGCCTCTGCTCTGTCGCCCCGTCAAACTCCGATTTAGAGATGTCTATGAGACCGTCTCTATGAAAATCGGTGAGCTTTACTGTAGTGCACGCCGAAAATTGCATTGCAGCTGTTAAAATTACAGCCAGTTTAAGTATTCTATATTGATTTAGAGCCGGTGAGTTGTTCATGCCATATATTAATGCAACCGCTAGGCCGAATTCTACTATTATAGTTTAAATTTGCTTTTGAGTCGAATAGGCCTTATATCCGCGCCTCAACGGTATTAGGGCGGGTAAACATTGTTTGGATTATTGCTGGGGTCGGGGGATGCCGAATGTCAGGCGGCTTGTCAGCGAGCTTTTAAAAGAACTTGAAGTGGTTTCCCGAGGGAGTCAGGAAGACCGTCAACCCAAGTCGGATCTTTGTAGGCGATTGCCAGAATCACCTGTTGATAAGGGAGTGGTAAGCTTGCAACGGTGGCGAGAAAGTCGGCAGCCTGAGAAAAGTCCAGGCCCGGGCCAGAAGCGCTTTCGCCAATGAGCTCGGCAACTCTGATGTTGAGAGCCTTGGCCAAGCCCTTCAAGGTATCAAGCTCGGGCGAAAGCGTCTGACCATACTCAATGTTTTGAATTGTACGCCGAGGCACCTTGCTGTCGCCGGCCAATTTTTCTTGGGAAAGCTGCCTTTGCTCTCGGTAGTAGACCAGATTTTGGGCGAGCGTTTTCCTAGTGTTTACCATCACTTAAATTCTATGCACCATTCGATGCGCGCACAGCCCCAATATGTGCGCATTTTGTCTTGAAATAGCACCGTTAATGGTGCATATTGGGACGCATGAAGAGAAAGATTGATTCGAACGAAATAGCAAAATGGCGCGAAAGCGTGGGCGGCTTATCAATCGCCACGCGACTCATCATGCAAGAGCTGAGCTGTTCACCGTCCAAAGCGGAGAAAATCGCTTCGGGGAAATACCCAAGTGTTCCGAGCACACTTGAACAGCTGGCCCTTGCTGCTCTTCTGAAGAAAAGCAGGGACGTCGTCTTTCCAGTGATCGGCAAATCTCGGGCAAGGGCGTCCTAGTTAATTTGTGCTCTGCATTTAAGTGAATCGCCACATCGGGTCAATGGCTCGGATGAAGGCGTAGAGGAATGTAATGGTGGAACTGAAAAATAAACATGATTTAGTGGCTCCCATCGCCCCCCCGCCTGAGCCACGGAGTTTGCTGGAGGCCACGGTCTTCGGCTTTTGTATCGGTCCACAAGATCAGATCCTAAGATCCATCCGCGCCAGGCAGAACGAGTTCTTGAACCGCACACTCGCAGACCTACTCCTTGAGTCCACAGGTGGTCCGGTGGAAGAGGCGGCTTTATTCAAATTCTATAACCGATTGATCAAGGAGTAGTGAAATGACGGCCGCCGAAAAAGTAAGGGCCCTTCAGCCCGTAAAGTCTCAGTATCCATGCAAATTGTCCCTCACCATGGACCAGTACCATGCTCACGAAGCAGTGGGCTCTAGCTCGCTCAAGAAGATTCTGCGCTCGCCGGCGCATTACAAATACGATCTGGATAATCCCCAGGAGCCCACCCCCGCAAAGATCTTTGGCTCTCATCTCCATGAGGCCGTTCTTGAGCCGAGCCTGTTTGTAAAGAACACGGTTGTGATGCCCAAGTTTACCGGCACGGGCTCGCAAGCCAAAAAGGATGCTTGGCTGATGGAAAACCACGGCAAGCGGATCGTGAAGGCCGAAGACATGGCCGATATCCTTTTGATGCTCGAGTCTGTGAAGGCCCACAAAACCGCGCGCGCACTTCTCGCCGGCGGCGCATCTGAAGAATCTTACTTCGACGTGTGCCCTGAGACGGGACTTGTGAGAAAAGCCCGGCCTGACTTTTTGAAGGACGGGCACATCATCGTTGACGTGAAGACGACGACGGACGCGGACCCGAAGGAGTTTGAGAAAGACGTCGCGAATTTCGGTTACCACATAAGCGCTGCTTACTATCTGGACGTGGTCGGGGCAGTTTTGAAAAAGAAGTTCGACCAGTTTATCATCATCGCCATCGAGAAAACCCCGCCGTTTGGCATTTCGATCCATCTCCTTGACGAAGATACGATCCAGGCTGGCCGTTTCCTTTACAAAAAAGCACTTCGAATCTTGAAGGAGTGCAAAGAGAAAAATCACTATCCCGGTTACCCTGACAAAATTCGCTCATCGCGAATTCCTCAGTGGGCCTTCCCCCAGGAGGAAGCATGAGTAAAAAGACAAAGGCTCTAGCAAAGCGCGGCTCCGACGTCGATCTAAGTGCGGTCGAGAACATTCTGATTAAGGGTGATCTCTCAGGTCTTAACGAGGGGCAACGTGTAAAGTATCTCCGCACGATCTGTGAGTCCGTGGGTATCAACCCACTTACCAGGCCGTTTGAATACATTATGCTGAACGGCAAGCTCACCCTCTACGCTCGCAAAGATGCGACTGATCAGCTTCGCCGCATCCACAATGTTTCGATCAAGATCAAGGACAGAAAAAAAGAGGGTGACATGTACACCGTTTGCGCTGAGGCCATCACGGGCAGCGGCCGAACCGATTCTGCGATTGGAGTTATCTCTCTTGGCGCAATGAAGGGCGTTGATCTCGCCAACGCAATGATGAAGGCCGAAACTAAAGCCAAGCGACGAGTTACCCTTTCGATCTGTGGTTTAGGATTCCTGGACGAGACTGAGATTGAGGATGTGCCCGCTCGTGAGGTATCTCAATCGGCGGCGGACGAACTCCAAAAGAAGATTGAAGCTCAACCCGAGCCGACTCCGGAGTTCACCACCACTTCTTACCAGTTCGATCCGCCCGACGAGGAAGAAGCCGACGAGCTCGCCGATTATGTGATCAAGGCCGGGAAGAACGAGGGCAAGAAGCTCAAAGACATTCCTACTAAGCAACTTAGGCAATTCATCACGTGGGCCGATTCGCAAGAGAACCTCCACCCCGATGTAGAAGAGTATCGTGCTAAGGCGGTTGAATTCTTGATTCGCATTGACGGAGCTGAGTCGTGAGCTTGTCCGTTGAACTTAAAACCCCAATGCAGCTGCTATTCGACACACGCCTTCAAGTCACCGGATTTGAAGTCACTGAGGATCTAAACGTTCTGATCAGCGTCGAGGATTGGCATGGCGTCGGCATCGATTGGGACTTCGCAAGCCTCACAGATGAAGAGCAGCGGCATTTAATTGGCGAGGTTCAGATGCGAGACCCCGATCTGGCTCTGAGACTTGCACAGGAGTGGCTGTCGTGACGGAGTACCAGTTCATTTATGACGACCACACTGTGATCGTGGCGGATGTTGAGGTGGTCACCCGTGAGTCTCTTTGGCCGTCCCGGCCCGCACAACCGACCCTCGCCGTTAAGAATTTTTCGATCGTCGTTTACATCGGCGGCACGGATTACGATCTGACTTCTGGCTTTCGACCTGAGCATCGCGATTATTTCGTCGAGTGGTTTAAGGCTCAGGTGCGCGAAAAGCATATGACCGATCTGATTGCTGATTCCATCGAGGAGGCGGGGGCATGAGACCTAGGTTGGAAATTAGAGATGACGAGTTGGATACCGATGACCACGAAATCGCCGAGGAAATCGAGCGACAAGAGCGCATGATTGAAGTGGGCGATGAGTTCAAGTTCGGCAAGCGAACCGCCAAGATTTGCGATGAGATCGACTTCGAGTTCACAAAAAACAAGTCTGGGGGTCTTGAGGTAAAGGCTTCTGGTTATCACACCATTCCATGCGAGGAGACCCAAGAATGCGACATGGGTCACCTACATCCCGTGGTTAGACAGCAGACGTTCGTCTACAGAACGGTGCAATTGAGCAAAAAGCAGAAGCTAGCCTTCGCAAAATGGCTGGTGACCAAATGAGCATTCCAAGAATTCGCGGGCGCGCTGGCCAGGCACAAGAGGGTGAGCACACCGGAAAATGGTTTTATGAGGTTTCGATCTGGGACCTTTCCGGCGAACACCAGGCGGGCCCGCCCTTTCAGTTTGGACCTTTCGATACGGAAGAAGTGGCTTACTCCAAAGGTCGTGAGATTGTTCGCGGCATTAGCGAATATCTCGAGAAGAAGGCCACGGGCGAGACATCTGGCCGATATCTGGATTTAAAGAACGGCGCGATTATGCGTCCTTGGGAAGAGCAATGAAGACCCGCAAAGACTGGTTCATCCGCATCGCCCGCCGCAAGGACGTCCGCTTCTGTAAGTGCCGGGGAAGGTTGGTTCATAAATGAATCGCGACTTCGCGGGCTTCGTCATAACAGTGATTTGCGTCTTATCTACGCTCGGGGCAATGGCTGCGATTTGGTTGATTGTGTTCAGGTGACTGCAACATGGGGGAACTTTTGAGGCGTGTAGAATTTGAAGGCTATGAGCTGAACCTGGGCGAGATCGGGACTCACGATGTACGTATCGTCGGCCAAGCCGATCGCATGATGGACGGCAAAATTGAGGTCATGATCACAAATGTCTTCTGCAACGGCGTCGACATCTTTCGCCTGGTGCCTTTTGAGCAATACGAGAACATGAAGGCTCGACTGACTATTGCGTTCATTGAGAGTGCGAAGGCCGGGGCATGATCAATGGCTTGGATCTCTTTTCTGGCATCGGAGGCATCGCACTCGCTCTCAGAGAATGGGTCGAGCCAGTCGCGTACTGTGAATATGACCGATACGCACAAGCTGTACTCTTGTCGCGAATGCAAACGGGCGACTTGGTCGACGCCCCGATTTGGGATGACGTGCGCACGCTGCAAGGCGAGCACTTCGACATCCCGATCGACATCGTCTACGGCGGCTTCCCATGCCAGGACCTCAGCGCTGCTGGCTCTGGAGCTGGCTTGGCAGGCGAGCGAAGTGGACTTTATTTCGAACTCGAAAGAATTGTCCGCGAAACAAAGCCAACTTTCGTGTTCCTTGAAAACGTCCCTGCGATCCGGACACGCGGACTTGGACGTGTGGTGTGGGGACTTTCCGAACTCGGGTATGATTTGCGATGGACAGTTGTATCAGCCCAAGAAGTTGGCGCCCCGCACTTGCGAAAGCGCTGGTTTCTCTTGGCCCACGCCAACGGCGCAGAGTTACGGATCAAATCAGGGCGGCGCCGCCGGGAGGACAGGCAAAGTGAGGCCGAGCTTAAGCTCGATGGCCCAACTTTGGCCCACGCCAAAGAGACATGGAAAGCACTCGCCGAGCATCGCCATTCAAGCAAGCGAGAATGGCCATCCTGGCTTCCTGAGCCCGCTCTTTGTCGAGGCCATAATGGGCTATCCGCCCGAGTGGACCGTTTGCGCGGACTGGGCAACGCAGTGGTTCCAGAGCAAGCGCGTGAGGCGTTCAAGAGATTGATGGGGCTATAGCAAAGACAACAATGATTTCATCGAAAGGGAATTTCAAAATGGCGGAGAAGAAAATTCGAGAGCTATGGACACTCAAGGAGGTGGTGGCTTACCTGAAACTTCCGAAGTCGACTGTCCATCTTTATATCGCTCAAGGGAAAATCCCATCTTTTAAGGTTGGCCGGCATCGTCGGTTCATCCCGGAAGAGGTCGAAAAGGCTGTGAGGAAAATGCCCGCATGAACGCAGAGAAAGCCAAGGACTGGGTCCCGACAAAAGATCCGCGGATCAAAAAGCGCGGTGAGTTTTATTGGGCCCGGTTTCAAAAGCGAAACGTCAAGGTTGAGGAGTCACTCGGCACCCGCTCATTTGAGATCGCAAAGCGAGCCGTGGAGGAGATCGAATCAAACATCATCCTCGGCGTGAACTGGCAGAAGGAGCGCGAGCTCGTCGAAACGGCATGGCCGGAGTTCCTGGCCGATAAGGCGTCGGGCAACAAGACCAAAATAGCCCGCGAGAAAACGCTTCGGGAGTATATTGGCTTCGGCGAGCGCTGGATTCTTCCCCATCTCGGGGGCGAGCGGCTGACCGACGTCACCGACGAGGCCTGGGAAAAGCTGGTCGAGAAGATCCGGGCCGAGCGACCCGACATGCTGTTTTTCAACCTGCGCAAGTACCTAATGGGCTTTCTGTCCTGGGCCAAGCGCAAGGGCAAGATCCGCGAAATGCCGTACCTGTTTGATCCAGACACCAAAATGCGGGCCGCCCGCGAGGAGGCCGGCCCGGGCATTGCGTATTCTCTCGAAGAACTGGCCGCCATCCGGAAGGCCGCGGAGCCGTACCCGGAGTTCCATCTCTTCGTGTGCATTGCTCAATATATGGGCATGCGGCCGGGAGAAATCAACCAACTCAAGCTGGACCGTATCGATACAGAGGCGGGGATTATCGCCCTCAGGAAGGCCGACACAAAGACCCACGGCGCGCGGCTGGTGCCGATCCACCCCCTGGTGATGCCGGCGCTCAAGGCGCGGATCGCGAAGTCGGTCGAACTTGGCTCGCCCTACCTATTCCCGAATCGCGTGGACAAGGACCGACCGATGGACCGCACCGGTTTCAAAAAGACATGGCACGAAGTGATGCGGACCTCCGGCCTAAACGGTCGGATATACGACTTTCGCCATTCGTTCATCACCCATGCGCTGACCGCAAAGATGAACCCGGTGGTCGTGGCCGAAATGACCGGGACGAGCCTAAAGGTCATCCAGAAGCATTACCTTCATTTACAGCCCAAAGATCTCATCAATGAAGTCGGGATGCTGTCGCTATGAACCTAGCTGGTCAAAACCTGGACATTGGGTGTTTTGAAGATTTTCCCAAACTGGGACAAGTCTGTGATATTACTGGCGATGCCGCCAGGATTCGAACCTGGGACCTGCTGCTTAGAAGGACTCGGCCCAAAAAGATCTCACAAAAAAAATCGCAGTCATATCGACGCATTACCAATCAGTCCGAGCATTTAGTTCACGCCGTCAGTCCAGTTATATCCAGCAAAGAACAGCACACACACGAACCATGTTGGACACAACCTGGACATTGTACCGTTTTGAATTTCGCAATTGATCGCCGGCGGAGCGCCGGCACTGAACCTAAATTCTACCGCAAAAATTCGGCAACGCAAGCAGGCATCTTGAGGGGGAAACATGAGGCAGAACATCGACGAGAAGTGGAAGACGGATCCGCGCCGTACGGCGCTCGCGAACAGACTTGGATCTGGTCGCCTGGCCGACGGAATGCGAGTTGAGATCAACTGGCTCGTTTTGGCACACAAGGGTCAGCCGATCCCGCTTAAGGAATTCAAGTTCGTTGAAAACTATCAAGACTGGATCGATTGCGAGCTGGCAGAGGTGCGCGGCGGACTTGTGCACATCGCGGGCGCTGACGCCTATCAGGCTTTCTTTTCGAAGCAGGTAAAGAACGGCGGAAAGGGCGGGCGGCCGAAAACCCAAAAGAACCCAAAGCAAACCCAAACAAAGCCAGAAAAGCCCTCTTCCTCTATCTCTTCCTCTTCCTCTGGCTCTTTCTCTCCCTCTTTCTCCGACTCAACCTCTGACTCTGGCTCTAAAGAGGTTCCCGCGGCGCCGGCGGCGGCCGCTCCCCCGCCGGACAAAGTTCTCCAGGTTTCAATCTGGGACAGCTATTCGCGGGCTTACTTCAGCCGCTACAAAACCGAACCCGTACGCAACGCCAAAGTAAACGCGCAGATCAAGCAGCTGGCGAAGCGGCTAGGCAAGGAGGCGATCGATGTCGTCGAGTTCTACGTCCGGCATCCAAAAGCCTTCTATGTAGCCAAATGCCATGACATTGGGCTTTGCGTGTCGGACGCGGAAGCACTTCGAACGCAGTGGGCGCGAGGATCAGCGATAACCGGCACCGAGGCCCGCCACTCAGACACAGCCGGAGCAATCCGGTCTCAACTTGAACGAATCGATAGGGGTGAACTATGAGCCATGAACTGAAGAAAGCCATCGTCCTGACTCTCGGCTATTACGGCAGGTCTGCAATGGACGAAGTGATCCAGATGTACGTTGACGACCTGGCCGATCTGGATCCGCGAAAGTGCATTGCAGCCTATTCCCGGTGGAGATCTAATCCAGCCAATCGCACCTTCCCGCTTCCAGCGGACATTCGAGTACTTGTGAACCCAGAAGAGTACGTTGCTCCCGAAGCCCAAGCCCGGGAGATCGCGGGACGAGTGGTAGGCGCAGCTGTCAATTTTGGCCATACAAACGCCAAGAAAGCCCAAGTCTACATCGGGCCCGTTGGCTGGTCGATTGTGCAACGGTACGGCGGCTGGCTCTACATCTGCGAAAACCTCGGCTGCAACTTCGATGTCACCACATTCCAGGCTCAGTTCCGTGACCAGGCCGAGGCGCTCCTTCGCTACGGCCCTGAGGCTATGGACCGAGCCATCAACACCATGCCGGGAGCAGCCAGGAAAAGTGAGCTAACCGCCACAGGAAGCGTTTTAGAGCTTATGTCAAAACGAGACGAGCCGAAGCCATGAACGCAGTAAGGCCGTTTTTGACCACACAGAAAGACCTCCCAAAAGTTTCTGGGCAGCCGCAGCCAGAGGAGCCAATCGTCTTCACCGTTTACCTGATGAACGGAAAGATGCGCGCGCGCTGCCACCTGGCCGGTGATTTCACCAAGGGCTTATACGACGCCGAGATCATTAACCCTGAAAACTTCGCAGGCATTGTTGAGACCTGGAGGAAGAAATGAAAACCCACGTCTTAACCGCAATCGGGATCGGCATCGCTTGGATCTTAGGCGCGCTAGCTCACGAGGATTCAATCGTCAGGGCTTTGCGACAAACGAGTCATGTACAGCTTTTCAACGGAGTTCACCTGAAATGCGAGATCAAGGAATAATGGAAATGCGGCTCACCATTACGAGCATTGAGATCATTCAATCGCTGATGATCTGTGGTCTTGATTCGGAAGAGATCCGCGAGTGGCTCCTGATGAAAAACCCAGTCTTAGGGTATCGGACGCCCCTTTATCTAATCAACCGCGGACGAGCCGAAAGGGTCCTGCAGATGACTCTCGAGGCGGAAGAAGATCCACATCGATTGTTATTTGAAAATCTAAAGGAGATGAAAACATGACAACACTTGATTTCGTGTGGCTCTCGTCACTGACCTTGGCATTCCTGTTTGGATTTATGTTGGGCATGAGAGATCGGAATTACTTCTGGAAGAAACACTCCGAAGATCTTGGCCAACAGATCGAGAGAATGAAGCAGGCAGGATTAGTCGAGAAGGCGGTTTCCAATGTGCAATTTAACCAAACAGATGGAGGTGGTACGTGATCGATGCAGAGCAATTGTCTACGAAAGAGGCGGCCAGGGAGCTTGGTTTAACCGAGTCCGGCGTCAATCAGATGATTTATAAAGAACTGATTCCAAGCGACAAGATTGGGCGTAGGCGGTACGTCGCAAGAAGTATCGTTGAGGCCGTCGTGGATCTTAAGAACCAGTATGGCAAGCGCTGGCCAAAGCATGCGCCATGGAATGGTGGAGACTGGACGGCGCCCGAAGAAAAGCCCGATGTTCCGTCGGGCCTGAATCAAGAACTCCTGAAGTTGTCGCGTAAGTTTAGATCTGCAGGTCATGCGGATATTGCGCTGAAGATTCAGGACATTTTACTCGATCAATATGAGTTCTAATTTTATGGAGGGTAAACCCGGCAGGGCTGGGCACCGGTTGCTAATCGGCGGGAGCCTTCAAGGCTTGAGTTTCGAGTACTCTGCCCTCCGCCAGTTTTACAATTTTTTCCGCGAGTCGTTTGGCGGCTTAGTTGCAAACGGCATTCCTATAGGGTGCCAATAGCCGATAACTGCGCAATCGGGTTGAGCCGTGCACGGCGAGACACCCGGCGGGCCTAAGTAGTCGGCCCAGGCGGCTCGCGGATTTTTAAAAGGAGTGAGGGAATGAAAAAACTTGAACTAAAGCCAGATGGGTTTCCGTGCAAACTTAAAGAATGCCCGCCCGGATTGTTTTTATGCGGAGAGGACGTCGGACTTAAGACCGAATACGGAACAGAAAAAGGAAACGCAGAGGCGTACTGCGATTCAGGCGAATGTTTCTGGGGTGACGCGAACAAAGGTGGAACCGCCGACGACACTATAGTTCAGCCGCTTGTCGCTGAATGGGTTGAAGAATGACCTACCCCCTAATCAAAGAGCTTGGGCTTGATCTAGATGTTTTTGCAAACTATCAGAACTGCGAAAACTGGTACGTCCGCGCCGCCGACCTAGAGCGAGTTTTGAGTCAGGGTGTGTATATGTCTATGCCGCCGCGCAAAGATACCGATGGTCTATGGGCGGCACATGAAACTGTGATTGGTGAAACATTAATAGGACACACCCACACCGGCCTGTTGATCGGCGTAAAACCAATTCAGCGAGATACGGCTGAGGGTTTGCTTAGAGAGTTAGTAAACGAGTCTACAAGCATCGGGCAAAAAGGCAGCGATTTACTTGAACGCGCACGCAAACTTCTGGAGCAAAAATGATAACCCGCGAAGCGCTCGACAAGGTGAGGGATGAGTTGGCGGCGAAACTAGCGACAGTTGATAACCCTGACTTTGAGAATGGTTTCGACGCCGCAGTCGAGATGCTTTGGCCGGTGATTGAAGCATGCGAAAAACAGCGATGTAAGTGCTCGCGCGGCAGCGGCACCATTGTGACGATTTCTTTTGAAGAAATATTCGACGCCCTCGCCGAACTGAAGGAGAAGTTGAAGTGAAGGACCAGGTTGTTATGTCAAAAGTAAATGGGCATCTAGCGATAGCCATACCTCTTTACCGGCGTCACGAGATGGACGACACAACGTTACCTTCGCCAGATGCGACCTACAGGATAAAAATGATTTGCGAAGAAGACAAGCCGATTGCGTATGTGATTGATGTGGGCTATGCGCGCCAGTTGGTCAACTATGTTTTCGCTCACGACAATTTAGAATTTTTAGGAGACCTATGAAAACCCTAAACGAGACTTTAGAAGAAATTGAAAAACGGGCGGAGGCTGTGACGCAAGCGCCGCTTGACCATCCATGCATGCTTGAATGCAGTGGTTGGCGCCAAGGATATGAACGCGGAAAAGCGGACACTAGCCCTGACCGCACTAAACTTCTCGTGATGCTGAGGCTGGCGATTGAGCAACGAGACGCCATGTACGACGGCGGGTGTCACGACCAAAACGCTGAACGCATGAACAACGAACTCCTAAAGCTGGCGGGTGGGGAATGACCCTCGAAGAACTTAAAAAAGCGATATTAACTCTAGACGGAGTTGAGGCGAGAACAGATAAGTTTCCAGAAAGAAAACCAGAAATCAAACACTGGTTATGTTTTTTCTTCCACAATTGGCGCTATTTTTATTGGCCCCCGACTCACTATTTTCCGTTTGAGCACAGGAAGTGTTTACGCTGTAACAAAATGCAGACCAATACTTTTCCGTGGGGTTTCAAATGACACTTCGCGAACAAGTCCTTAAGGCGGCTAAATTTAATCCTTGCAGCACAGAAGGGCGCGTCTACTGGGATAAGCGTGGCAAAGTTCTAGGCGAAACTATTTACGGCAGCGAAGAAAACGCCCGCCTAATCCCGCTCATCGAAGCGTTGGGTAATTTAGCCACATTCGCTCTGGCTTACAGAAAAATACTTCATGATTTTACGCCTTCTGCTATCGCAATTGACGAGGCTAAAGCCAAACTCGAGGCGCTCTTGGGGGAGGGTGTGTGATGGCAAAACCTAAGGAACTGAGCGAAGCGGATTTCAAAAAAGCAGTTGATTCGACTCGCGACGAAATAATTCAACTCATTGAAAACAAACTAGATAGTTTAGGACTCTCTAGAGAAAAACATTCGAAATCACGGTGGCTCTTTTGGGGCAGAATCGTAAACGTCCTGTTTGTCTGCCACTATAATATTGTTTTTCACAAAGCTGCAGAGGGTCTGGTTAACCACGAAAGGCCAAGCGATGAGTGACGAGAAAAAGCCGAGGGTTTTCTACGCTGTTTGGGAAAACGAAGAAGAGGGTGACGACGGGTACAAGTCGGGCGCCATTTCAACTGAAGGTGGGGGCAATTTATATTGGTGCGACAATCAATTTAGAGTCATCGAATACTCGGCCTATCTCGACCTTCAGGCGACTAACACTTTATTGCATGTGGATTTGCAGGGACTCCGCGAAGAGAATGCGCGGCTGAAAGTTTACGAAAAAACCATTTATGACTACGTCCAGTGTACCGGAAACACATCGCCAAAAACTCTTGGCTTTCATGTAGCCCAGGCGCTTGTGATGGATCATGCGGCGCTCAAGGTTAAGGTTGAGCGGCTGATAAACGAGCGCCCTGCCGGTATCGCTAACGGTTGGCGACTCGAACGCGACCGTGCACTCGCCATCGCGAAGAAATTGGCGGGGGCGTTGGAGTACGAATTGGACGGCGCCTGTGAGCATGAGGACACGAGACCAGGCAACGGACGCGAATGGTGTCACACTTGTTCAGCTTGGATTTACCCTAGCGACAGAAAGGCCCGCGCTGAAAGTCATGAGGCGCTTGAACAATTCAGGCGCGAGTTTGGGGAGGAAAAATCATGAACTTAAGCCAATCCGCATGCGCGGTACTTCTGATCCTGCTTTTAACTTACATCAGCGTGTCGGCAAAGCGCGCCGATCAAATAGAACACTTGAAGAACGAACTGACCGTACTTAAAGAAGAATGCATCGGTGTCCCGGGGGTGAAGTTATGACGGTACGTGAAGCGCTTAAAGAAGCCTTGGACCGCGAGGGCAGCGAGGTCTTTCTTTCAAAAAGTCTAATTGCCAAGGTCTTGGAACTGCTTGGCCCTGAGCCCGACATCGAAGGCCACCAGCATGCGCCAATTAGGAGTATCGCTGACTTCCATAAGCGCTACGGCTGCCATGATCTGTGGCATGTGCCAAATAGCGTCTCATATCACGTCTACCTTCAATGCCCGAGCTGCAGCCAAACTCATCCTGAACCATGGAAACTACAGAAGATCCCGGGCGACGGAACCGGGTGTTGATATCACTTTAGAAACGCGAGGACACCGAACCAGGTCCGGGAGCCGATCCCTTTCCGTGATGTTCGGGCCTCACGCCGGACTTTATTTCGGATGATATCAACGCTTTCTTAATCCGCCGGCCGGCGCCTTCGACTTCTCTTTGCATTGGCCTTTATCGATGAGTCCAACGGTGATGCCTGCGCATTCCATACCCTTGGTCGCACAAATGGCATCGCACTTTTCAAGCGCGTACTTGTGGCAGCCTGGCTTAATCAACAAGGTCATGAATAAAAGCCAAACCGCAAAAAAGGTCCATGGACTAGAGAGCCGTCTCATTTCTTTAAATTCCTATGAAGAAGAAGCTCCACCGTGTCGTAAATCTCTTTCCTGATGTCTGATTTGTGGGCCATCGTGGCTTTGACCACTTCGATGTCTTTGATAAGGGTGTTGAGGTTCTCTGTCATCTTATTGATTTGAGCAGCAGAGGCGCTTTGATTTCGCTCTCTCGTGCTCCACCAAACATTGAATAAGATCGCGACCACGTTGCCAATAGCAATCCAGAAGAGTGATTGCTGAACGAGTTCGGTAATGACAGCCGTCAGTTGGCCGCCGGCCACGGGCACTTTCGGCCCCACAATGGCATTGGCCCAGGCCTTAGTGGCGTACGTCGATATCGCAATAAACGATAGAAGCCCAAGAATCCTTTTCATCCTCGATCGCCTTTTGAACGACTTCCTTTGCGATCCGAGTGGCAAGGCGCAAGATTTCGCCTTCGAACTCCCTGATCGCCTCATCGTTCAAATTCTCCTCTAAAATCGCTACGATTTTTTCTTCCCAATCCTTTAATTGCATCGGTGCTCGAGGACGAGATCAATTGGCCCCCAGAAGCCTCTCGTCCGTGATCAGCCCCAGGGAAAAGATTTCTAATACAGTTTATCACACGACATACGTGTCGGCGGGACTAGGGAGTGGTCTGTAGAGCCTTAAGCCGAGATTTCACCGCTATCAAGCATGCGCTCGATTTTGTTCATCGCCTTTTCAAGACCGACGCGCGCCTCTTCATTTAAGATTTTCTTGTGCGGCTTGCTCATTGCCTCAAGTCGGCCTGCGATTCGTTGGTAGCGCGCCTTCTGGGACTTCGTGCAAGTGACCGGAATGTGGTCGATAATGGGCTCTCGCACTTCGATTTTCGCTCTTGCCATACGCGAATTCTCCTTCCTTGGATGCGTTCAAATCAAAAGTTTAATTGAATTAGAATAAAATTAGAATTGGAAATCCCTGTGCTTAAGCTTTTAGCATTGTCTTTGAAGACCTCAATCGGATGAGGTTTCGAAGGGGGCCATACGGACGTGGCGAGAAAGTGTCTGGTTACCGGCTTTGCTGGCTTTATCGGTTCACACCTTTCCGATCGACTCCTCGAAGAGGGTTACACTGTCGTCGGCGTCGACAACTTCTCAACCGGCACCATTGAAAATGTGCAGCGCCTTAACAAAAAACACGCAAATCTCCCAGCCGGCCGAATCCACTTCGTCAGAGGAGATCTCGTCGATCGCGACGTCATCTTCGAAATTTTCCGTGTTCACCCTGATATCGAATGGGTGTTTCATCAGGCCGCCTTAGGAAGTATTCCAAGAAGTCTTAGAAATCCGCAAAACACGTTCGAGTCAAATGTCGTGGCGTTTAACAACGTACTCGGCGCGGTCCTGCAGAATCGACAAAACGTAAAGCGGTTCGTCTTTGCGAGCTCAAGCTCCATTTACGGCAAATGTGCGGACGGCGCGCGCGTTGAAACGATGGATCCGGTTGGTTGGCAAAAGAATCCCTATGGCGCATCTAAGTACATGAACGAGGTGCAGGCCCT